CTCTTTCCAGAGGGAGAACAGTTCATCAGCGGCGTCGTAATCATACTGCTGGTCTGCTTGTACAAACAATTGAGTCCTGATCTTAGAGCCTTTAATCCACTCAGCAAACTTAGCATCTTGGACAATAGTGTTCATGTCTGGATGCTTGCTTTGAAGTTGTGCCAAAGCTGTTTGTTTTTTGTACTGCTGAGTAGCTTGTTCAGCTTCCTTGATGCTAGGATGATTCTCAATTGCCCTGCTAACTGCGGTCTTGGGATCAACAAAGAAGTCAGTATCGTCTTCTTCTTGCTGTTGTACAGGTGCTTGTTGTTGTGCGAGTTGTGTCTGGATGTAGTCATCAACAACACCACGCAGTTCACCAACTTCAGAGCTTTGTTTACCAAGCAGCTTCTCAGCCTCTTGGTGCATCTGAACTACCTCTTGCAAGGATTTGTTCTGATACTTCTCTGGTAAGCTAGGTTCCTCTTGAGCTACCTCCTCTGGAGACTCAATTGTATCCTCTGGTGCTTCTAGTGTATCTACGTTATCGTTGTTAAGTTCTTCTTCCGAACGCTCGTCTACGAGTTGTGCTCGTCCCATATTATTAACCTTCTCCGCCTAACGGTTGTGGAGTTTTATTTACGTCCAGCCTGTTCATGTTCTCGTACCCACTTCATGTGCCGTCCGGGAAAGTCCCCAGATGCACCTTCAAGTACGCATGGCGTTGCTGAAACGACCCTTGTAGCGTTAGCACCACAACCGCACCTACTGGTTGTAGTATCAGCGTCTACAAATTCTTCAAAGTAGTGACCATTAGTACACTTGAAATCGTATACTTTAATCATCTTCTGGATTGTTCTGTAAGTCTTCAAAGCTGTTAGTTGTTATAGCTTCAAAGTTAATTAGATGTGCTAATACGTTAAGTTGTCCTTTGCGGAAAAACATATCATCTACATCTTTTGTTGCTTCAACTGAGTTTATTATATTTGCATTACTTTTAAAATCTTCTACAAGTTGTTTCCAACCTTCTGTGTTAAAGATGTCGAAGTAATTATTATAATATGTTTCTAATTCAGGTTTCATAGAGGCCCTTTGGTTATCTCATTAGTTACTATATACTATATATTATACCATACTTTTGCTCAAATGTCAAGCCTTTTTGGTATTTTTACCAGTCTTTCTTCGCTTACCGGATGCTGTAACTGCGTGTTTAACTTTAGCTGGGCCAGTCTTCTTAGCTTTAGACTTAGCTTTTTCAGCCGCTGTCATCTTAGCTGCAACAGCTTTAGGGCGGCAGGAAGGGTACGGACGCTTAGATTTCTTAGCAGATTTACGCCCACACTCCTTGCCTGTCTTTAGGTCAACCCAGTCTTCTTTGAACCATTTGGTCAGACCACCCTTTGGTTTAGCCACTGTACTTACCTCCGCGCTTTTTGTATTCTTTTGTTAACCAGCCTGAAGCATAGGCAGACGGCCAAACATCAAACTTACGTTTAGCCTCCGCTTTGACTCTGGAATACAACGCAGGGTTAGAGGGCTTTGGACTTTTACTTTTTGCCTTTGGCACGTTTCACCTTCTTTCCTGTTTTGGCTGCGGCTTTCTTAGCCTTAGCTTTGCCTGCTTCTGTGTATGCGTACTTCTTTCCATTCACCATCGGCATAATAGCCTCCTAAGTTTTTAAACTTTCTTTCATGTGTGCTTGCCTTTTGCAAGCGTGGCACTCACCGCAGGTTAGAAAACCTTCACCAACCTCAGTGGGTTTACGACATGACCAATACATTTCCCTAAGAGGCTCAGGCATACTCATGTAGATACCCTTACTGCGCTCGACAGGTGTCTTAGTCATGTTATCAAATGGCGTAGCCCATACTGGTCTAAAACGTTTTCCGGTAGACATAGCTGACAGAATACCGTAGGCTTCTGCTGACTCTACCTTACCCATGTTGTAGTCGCCAGTATAGACTGCCGCTGATGAACGTCCTTCTCCTGCTGCTACACGCGACGCCTGGAAAAGATACAGGGCCATATCACGCCCTCCGCAACCTTTAGCCATGTACGAGTACACCGACGAAGAAAACTCAAAGGGTCTTTGATTGTCCTTCATGTACTGTATCGTGTTCAAGATTGCATGTGCTTCAGCTTTGTAACGTCCTTCTTTGTTGTGCAGGTGTATTGAGTGTACGTGTACGTCGTGCTCCGTGTGTTCTAATAAATTCCAAAGTAAACTTACGCTGTCCATACCACCTGAGTACATAACAACAACTTTCTCGCTTGCGTTGCCCTTGAGATTGTTTTGCTTTAGACAGTACCCTATGGCTTCCTTAACCTTGGTTTCGTAGCTCATTAATCACCATTTAGATTTATTTGCCCAATAAGCCGCAGACATTTTGCCTTTGGCTATGTTCTTTGCATGACGCGCCTTAAAAGATTTACGTCTTGCCTTCTCTTTAGGAGTGCTGGGATTTTTACCTGCACCGCTAACACCTTGCTGTCCATAGCGTATTGTCTTAACCTTGTCGCCTTCCTTGGCTACAACTACGTGAGACTTCGTTGGGTGGTTAGGCGTTCTCTTCGGTTTGTTGAACCCGCTTACCCCGGCTCTTGCTAGGCGTGGATCTTTTTCCTTGCTCATGTAGGCTCTCCTCCAAACGTGCCACCTTCTCTTCTAGGTTCGACAGGCGGTTGAACTGGCCTTTGAACGCTTCGTTGACTTGGCTGATTAGGTTCTTGAGGTCTTGCTGGGTCATTAACATTTATCTTAGCCTCTACTTCTTTGTCTTTAGTGATTGCTTGTGCGACTTTCAGGCGACGCTCAAACTCTTTGTCGTCTTGATCACCCGCTGCAAGGTTACGTGTAATAGCCTCAATGCGTTTAATCTCAACTTCTTGTGGCTCAAGCTGCGCTTCGACAGAGTACTTCTGTGCTCGTGCCTGCGACTCTTGTGCCTGTGCTGACAGTGCTGCCGTCTGCGACTGCTGTAACGCAAGCTGTGCTTGTTGTGCTTGCTGTGCCGCCTGTTGTGCTTCTGGGTTGGGCTGACTAGCTTGCTGCATAGCTCCGATAAGTTCTTCGCGGTTAGACAAGTTCATGTTGTCGATGATGCTTTGGATGAGGACTGGATAGATTGGACTATCCTGCTTCATAGTTTGTAACAACTGAACAAGCTGTGTGACCTCATACTCACGAGCAATGATGCCCAGCGTAGAGGTTGCGTTGAACTTGTAATCCTTCACGGGGTAGTTCTCAGGGTCGAACTGCATGTAACGATACGCAGCCTTCTTAACAAACGGAATCAGGAACGACTGCTGGAAGTTAATCAGAGTGCGTTTATGGCGTTTAATGATAGCACCGAGAGACATAGAAATACCAGCGGCAGTAGCTTCACCATTAACGTTGCCAGCGAGTCCCGCTGAATCAACTGCTCCAGTAGCTTGTTGTACCATTTGTTGAAGAGAGGCTGCTTGGGCGAACGTGATCTGGCCCACTTGACCAAAGTTGAACGGCTGTAAGACTTCACGAGGATCTCCATTAGTCAGAATTGTTTTACCGGGACGTATCTCAGGCTTGGCCCCGCGTGGGAACTTAGTAGCGTCAATGGCAAGCATTGGATGTATTGTCAGGCTTAAGGCGTCAATACGCGCACGTAGTTCAGTGTCGAGAGCTTTCTGGCTGTTGTAACCCTTCTCACACACACCACGACCCCAGAACATAGAAGGCACTACATCCCACGGAAACGCCACTACGGGTCTGTCTTGCATCATGTATGGGTTTGTCTCAGCTTTTAAGAGGACACCGCCGTTAGCGATAACAACAACTGCTTCTACATACCCTGCGTCACCTTCTATTTTCTCGTCGGTGGCTTCTTCTAACATGTGCTTAGGAACAAGGCCGTAGTACTTTGTCAGTCGAACTTTGTCGTCACTGTAGACTGTGATGTCTTGGTCAGGCTCAAGGTTTGTGTCAGGAGCCGCTGTGCCTACGTATACGTCCCTGTAGACGCCGTTCTCTTGTAACTGCTCTACATGGTGGCTTCCAACAAACTCGTCCACAGCGACGCCCATAGCGTCCTCAATGGACGTTGCTACAGGATCGATCAGGAAGTTCTGTGGCATGACAGGCTTAAGCTTAACAACTACACGATCTGTAATGTTAACACCCACTGCCTGAAGCTGCCCATCCATGATCGGCTGGGTGGCTGGAGCCATCTCTTTGATCTCTTCAATAACGATCTCGCCAACACCTGTACCGAATACAGCCGCGTTGATAAGACACTCTGCAACCGCTTTACGCACTTTGGTGTTCTCAAAGTCTTCGGTAAGCTTGTTACGAAGATAGAGGACGTCTTGAGATTCTTTGTCGTTCATGTCGTCTGCAATGTCAAACCACTTACCGCGACCAAACGTAGCCTCTTCCATCTCAGCAACGTTAGACTCTACAGCTTGCTGCAAGGCAGGACTGATTATGCGTGATCGTTCTGATTTGCGCTCAGTGTCTGCTGGATCCCAGATGCCTCGCCACAGTCTGTAATACTCGTCAAACTTTTCTTCGTAGTTAGACTGATAGTTGTCGCGCCAGTCTTCGCACTTATTCATTACCCAGTCTTCCAAAGATTCTTGGATGAGTAAAGGGTCAGGGCTGTATATGTTGTCTTCCATAATTATTCTACCGCCTCTTTAAAGGTTTGAGCTGTTTTTGCTTTCTGCCCAATAGGATCAAAAGTTTCTAAAGGTGTGCCTTCTTTATAACCGCCTTTAGCGTACTCTAAGGCTTCTTCCTTTGGAAGTTTTAAGAAGTTTCCTGTAGCCATTGCGTTCTTCATAGCTTCTTCATTGCTTTCAAACTGCTTAAGCTTTTCACCGTCAAACTGTATAGACGGGAACACATACCAATTACCGTCTTCGTCAACTTCAGCAGCCATTCTGTGTGTAGAAATACTTCCATCTTTATTGGTGATGTAAGGGTATTTATCTGGATTCTGGATTCTGTCAAGAAACTCTGGTTCTTTATCTGCCATAATTAGTATCCCGCTACAATGTCTAAGATTTCAAGCTCGTCTTCTACGAACTCATGTATCCCATACGGGACAGTCGCTAATTGATCTATGTAAGCCAAAGAGTCCACTAAGTCATCGTGTGTTAGTGGATCTGGGAACTGGAAGAGTTGATCTAGAAACCTAGCGTTCCACTCCCCCTTGTTCAAGCTTATTACACCGTTCTCAAAGCGCCCTTGCAACGCCCACATAATACGGTCTGTCTTCTTCTTATTACCGTGCGTCAGTTCTTCTACCCTAAAGTACTTCCCATACTTCCTCTGAAGATCCATTAACGGTGACATTACTGCTTGCTTTGCAATGCCGCGCTCAATACCTACAGATACTGGCTGGTAATCTCTGACTGCTTGAAATATTTTCATCGCAGTTTCGTCTAGCGTCCAACGTCCGTAGATAATGTTATCAATGTGCCAGTCACCGTTGTCACCCACCTTAACTACGGAGATTGCAGTTTCGTCTAGCTTAGAACTCTTCGTGCGTTTCTTACCTACCTCTTCAAAACCAGCCAAGTCAATGGCTATGTAGTAGTCTCCTGCTTCCGGGGCTTCACCGTACTGTACCCACTCCTCTTTAAACATCTCTGAGCCAACCGCCTCAAAGGACGCCATGAACTCCTGACGAAAGGCGTAAGAAGACATCGACTTCTTTGCGATGTTAATTTCATCAGGGTCGAGTAAGTTGTTATCGTAGCTTGTGAAATGCCACGCTGAGTACGTTTCGTCATCGCCTAGCTCCGCATACTTGTACAACTCGTAGAAATGGTTACGACCCATAGGAGTTCCTATGAACATTGCCGAACCCTTCTGGTCAGCCAGCGCAGGACGTAGGACTTGCTCCCAAACGTCAGGCTTCATGTCTGCATATTCGTCCATGACAAGGAACTTAAGACTAACACCACGCATAGTTTCTGGACGGTCAGCACCCTTAAGCGTTATGGTTGCACCATTGACCAGTTTTAGCTGCAAGTTGTTAATATGTGATCCTACAATAACATCATGGCCCAGTTCAAGTAAGGTCTGCCACATAATGTCTCGGGCTTGTCCCTGTGTGGGGGCAACATAAAAGACATGACCGCGTTCAGCCTGCAACGCATTGATGATTAACATCCACGCAGCCAGCCGGGACTTGCCTGTACGACGCCCAGCAGCCACTACCTTAAAACGTGTAGGGTCATTAAAGACTTTTGTCTGCCAATCTAGCAGTTCTACGTTAACGTCAGTCATACGCCGTTAAAGTTTACGAAAGTTGCAGGAGCTTCTAGCAGATCGAAAGTAACTACGACTTCCATGTTTCCTGAGTTACCTGCTGCTGCCTTAATAACATCTCCGGGCTGTAACACAAACACAGCATTACCGTCTAACAACAAATATTCCTTGGACTGTACATTAGTTCCGTTAAAAATATAAACGTCAGGGTCTGGAGTTTTGTCTACGAACAGTGTAATGTCGTTGGTTGCATTGTGAAGGTTAGAAACAAACGCCATGTTCCAGTGGGCAACAAAACCATTAGGAATAGTTACAAGCGTTTGCGTAGAAGTGTCCGTTAAGTTTACATTCTTCGTATATAGCATATCAGTATGTCCACATAACAGGCGTAGAGGCGCGTAAGTCTACGTGTATAAACGTATCAGCTACGCCGATGCCGCTAAATCCAAGTGCCATTGCGTGTCTGACTAGGGTGTGCTTCTGTGATCCTGAAGATACCTTGATGTCAGCAGCAATGCCTTGGGCATGTGTACCCGGCGTTGTTTTTGCGGCCTCTATTGAGTGCTTTGGGCTGCGGTATCCGCTGGTGATCACAAACGGAAAGGCGCACAAGTCCCTAAGATCGTCTAAGATGTGCAAAAACTCTGGCAGCATTTCGTTTTCTCCTGTCTCTTGACAGTTAAACTCTTCGATCTTAAAGTACTTCACCGGAATCTCCGTCAATAACGTCACCTGATGACACTTCGGTAGTACCGACGCCCGTAATGTTAATCTGAATGGCGCTTCTTCCGCTTTCTTTAATGATTTCTTTTTCAAATAGCGCGGTTGGTGCAACTCTGTCCATCACCAGCTTCCACGCCGCTGCTTGATTTTTGTGATCATCGTCCAAAGCCGCAGAAAATATAGCATCTAAAACCTTTCTGGACTTTGGTGAGGCTAACATCCTAGCCTTATACTCATTCATGATGCCAGCATCGCCCTTCGGACGCCCGACAGCCCGCCTGTTTCCCTTCTTAACAGCCTCTACGTCTTTCTTTTTGGGACGACCACGACCACTTACGGGTTCTTCTGACATAACATCCTCGTATAAGAACTATATA